CGTACGCTGTGCAGGAACATCGGCATCATCAAGCAGTGCTTTACCAGCCGCTGTGATATCTCCACCAAGTTTAGATGTAGAGATAGCGCCGGAATCGACTACCCATACAGTACCCGAAGAAGATACTGTTATGTCTCCTTTATCTCCATCGGATATTCCACCACCAATCAAACTCAGTGTTGTGTTTACCCAGTTTGTTCCGTTATACTGAAGTACCTGTGTGTTTGTTGGAGATGTTATCTCTACGTTAGAAAGATCCTGAATGTTGGCAGGACCGGGCGTAAGTGAATAGTTTACCCAGCTGGTTCCATTCCAGCTAAGTAGATCTCCAATTTGAGGAGAAGATACAGCGACATCGCCAAGATCGTCTAGGATAAAGGAGCTTATCTTTGGAAGTCCAATTGGATTTAGACCAGCCCAAGTAGTAACTCCATCACCAATTCTAATCTCGTTTATGGAGGTATCATATCCAACCTCACCAGCGTTTAGTACAACACCAGTCCATGCAGTTCCTCTTCGCAACCGAATTACTTGGGTTGCAGAAGCTGGTGTTCCACAATCAATCGGCCCACTATTTAGCTTGCCGTTGATTGTGTTTGTCAAGGCTGTACTAAGGGACCAAGTGGTTCCACCACCAGATACTACGATATCTCCATATGTTCCATTGGTAATACCAGCGGCAACATAGGATAGAGTAGTCCATGTATCTGTTCCGTTTCCAACCTTTAGTTTCTTATTTGTTGTGTCGTAACCGATTTCACCAACAGCAAGTGTTGGGTTTTCGAAATTCCAGTTTGTTTCGTTATCTCTTCTTATTCTGATTAGATCGTTTGCCATTATGCTCCTCCACCATTTATGTCATTGGTGTTGTCAGAGGATGCGTTACCGCCGTCCCAATCATTGACTTGAGTCTGCAATGCAGATTCTCCGTTTAGAATTGTTTGTGTTGGTACAGCGTTTAGATCAAGGGTTTGAATAAGACCTGAACCATACTCGGCAACTAGATCCCCATCCTGATTGATAAACAACCGAATGATTCCATCAACTCTTTCAATGGGTGTTCTATCTATTGTTCGCTTATAGTTTGGCATTTTTCTTCTTTTTCTTTTTGTTCTCAAATGCCATGTTTAGTTCTGGATCTTTTGCCCGCATTGCGGCAACGACTTCTCTAAGTGTTGTGTCGTTGTTTTTGTCCATAGCCTCGGACAATAGCTTTGCATCTTGTACCTTAGACGAAGGAACAAAGCCTATTAGTTTCTTCAACAGAAGACCAAGACCAGAGTACCACAAAGCAAACAAACAGCCAAGAATACAAAGACCAATTACAACTATCTCTAGGGTGGTTGCCCACCAAGGAATCACATCCTTTACGCCCGACGTTGCCGTGATAACAGCTTGGGTTTTCTCAATAATCGCGGTCTGTTTAGAAATCCCTTGATTGGATCTCTCTTTGATTTCATCGACTCTTGGGGGTTGGTCTGAGGCTGCTTCATTGATCTTTACAAACTCCTGCTTTGAATCCTCTGCTAGTGTCCGTATTTCATTTGCGTTGTTCTGTATCTTGCCCACGGCTGAGCAAGACATCAAAAACAGAAACGAACTAAGAATGATCGTTTTTGTCAACGTTGATACCGCTTCGCACCATCGCAAGTGTAAGTGTTTGTAGAACGTTTCGTATTTCATGAACATGTTTCTCCAGTTGTTCTACTCTAGTTAGAACAGCGTTGTGTTCAACGGTCTTGATGTCCTTACCTGATTTTATCTCTGCTTCAAGTGAGGAGATTTTGCTGGCGATCCAAAAGACACAGCCAGCAGCCGGTATGAATAGAGCACCGATAACTAGTAACAGCTGCTCTATTGTTAGTGGTGTTGTGGGTTCCATCAATTTACCAATGTAATAGTCACAACACAAGGTGTTGATGATGTTGTTGTGTTAATTGAGCCGCTACTTGCTCCAACCAAAATTGGAGAAACACCGGGTATTGCTGGTTGGGTGTTTCCATTTAAGGAAAGCGTAGCACTTTGTGATGGCCCAATAGTTAGTAATTGAATTCCAAATACGCTACCTTGTTCTACTCTATAGAAGAAACGAACTTGGGAGGACCTAGTGTTGTTTACGATAATATTAGTTCCACTTACCCAAACTTCTAGTGGTCCAAGTGTATACTTGTTTGCTATTAGGGGATAGGAAATATTTCCAGCACTGACTATACCACCAGACACCGAACAGTAGACGGTTGCTTGTGAATATACTCCCCCGGTTGCTGAAAGGCTACCAGCTATGCTTAGATTACCCTGAAGAGATGTATCACCTATAACAGTTAACTTACCATTACCATCTGAGTTTTTAGCCCTAATGGTAATTCCGTTTGTTCCACCTGTTTTTACGTTTCCGTCTATCTTGATATATCTAGAGTCTGTTCCTAGGCTTGAATACAAACCAATGTCTTCTGTTCCTACGTTTCCAGAAGAAGAATCGTTTGCAAAGATCTTGTTATCTGCTGAAATCATTTGAATGTTTCCAGAGAAAGACTTTAGACCACTGATCACTTGGGGTGTATCTAACGTACAAACAACAGCTACCGCATGTGCTCCAAGGGCATGAAAATCTAATGCGATTCCAGTTGCAAATTGGGCCGCTGTTGTTGACAGTCTAAGAACCTCAACGGCAGCGCCGAGACTAGTTGTTGGTTTGAATACAAGATTCTTGTTTAAACCACTACCAGCAATGCAAGTAGCAGTACCAGAAAGCTCTATTCCGTTTCCAGTGTTTGATTGGAATGTCTTTGTTGCGGTGATGATCTGGTTTGTATCTGTTGTAACCGCGCCACTAGCTTGGTTTACAGCTATCCATGCAGAACCATCCCAAACCCTAAGAATATAGTTTGCACTTGGGTTGCACCAAAGTTGACCAGTATCGGCTGCATCTACCGTTGGTGCAGTAGAACCATAGTAGATTCTACCAGCCTTGTCTAGAATACCCCGCGCATTGAATGCGCTTAGGGTTGTTCCAATGTTGTTCTTGAACTCAAGAACATTTGCGGTTTGTCCGCTTGTCATTGTTACACTAAGGGTTCTAATTGCTGGGTCGTACTTTAAACCCGAAGCAACTACCGGTGTGTTTCTTAGTGTTGTTAGGTTGTGGTCTAATACCACCAACGTATTGTCGTGATCTGTTCCGTTGGATACACCCGGATCTCCAAAGGTTGTCATTGTCCAAGAATTATTGGTAGATGAATACTGCCAAGTAATTCCGTTATCTGTATATGTCTGTCCGTTTGTCGGACTGTTAGGAAAGTTGATTGGCATGTTGTACCTTATACTGCTGGGGAAGCCACATCAACCCAATAACCGATTTCTCCGTTATCGGTTTCATTTAGGCTTCCATATCTATCGTCTGGTGTGTAGACATACAGTCTACCATTCGTGGTATTGTACCACAGCGAACCCCACTTGAACAGGCCATTACCGCCTGTTGATCTGGTTGGTGCCGCTGGTGAGGAGAAGAAAGAACCCGGAAGCGTACCCAAAGGAGCTGGGCTTTGTGTCACAGTTAGTTTACCTGTGGCATCTAGCGTTGCAATTCCGTTTGGTTGTCCAAGCTTATTTGTAAGTTGACTAGAAACAACATCATCAACATAACCCTTTGTAGCCACATCTGTTGAAGTAGTTGGGTTTCCAACATCACCAATCCTAAAACCAGACATACCTAAGTCTTTTGTCATTGGGTTGACAACAGCATCTAAGTCACTTCTATTGATTGCGAAATAAATACCATAGTTAAGCTCTTGCAGCAAAGCCAGTAGTTGAGCTGTGTTTAAGTTTAGTTGATCTGCTGTTATTCTAGAACCTGTTACCCAAGTAACAAACGCTTCAGCAAGCAATGACTTACGCATGATTAACAGGTTTTCGTTTGGCGACCACGCAGCATTAGCGATGGTTGTTCCGTTATCGTAAACAAACAAATAGTTTTGAATGTTTTGGGCCGCTGTGATTTCTCTTGTTTGTTCGTTAAAGGTAAACAAAGAAGGAGAAACAATACCAACATCTCTAAACTCTCTTAGAGTAAATTCTGGATTGCCCATCAAATCGTGTATATCTTTTCTGAGAACAACAAGTTGTTCTTTATGTGGAATACCATCTACCAAAGATATTGAGGCGTATGATATTGGGGTAGCTGGCAAAGTATATTGCTTATCTACAGCCACAGTTACTTTACTTAGGTTTGTTGCCATGTTTATCTCAATGATGAGTTGTTTTTGTTGAACACAGTCTTGAATTCAAGTTGTGTAATGTTGCAAGGTGTTACAGAACTGTTGACGATTTCTACTTTTGTTTCATCGGCAAAGCCAAATATCTTAGCTGTAAATGTTCCATCGACAGCGATGATTGGGTTTGTTTCAAGATTTGTAGCAGAGAACTCAGAGATTAACTGGTTTGTTCTACCTCTTCTAGTTACCTGTACCCTGTAATTTCCTGTTTTGTGGTGTCTTATAGTTAAGGTCTTTAGATTTACAGTGCCTTCTATGATGTTGTTTCCCTCTCCACGCAAATAAATGGGAGAAAGTTCTATCACCATATCGTAGGCTGTACCAACAAACACACTCTTTAACTTGTGGTTGTTTAGGTTTATTCCAGTAATGGTTATTGAGGAGTTGTTTCCAAATGCTTGAACGTTACTGGCTTTGAACACAGAGTTTTTCAAGTCTCCAAAGTCTTCAGACAGAACAACAAAAACATCATCATCTTCTGATAGAATATAGGGAACCTCTATGGTAGAAACAATTCCAGATGTAACGGTATTGTCTTCCGTAATTACTAGCTCAGCTCTGTAATCTAGCCTTGGTATGTTTACATCCTCTTGCTCTAACAGAGAGGACAGTAAATACCAAGATGATTTCTTCTTTACCACAGAATACAGGTAGTTGTCCCACACCTTTATACTGAAGATGGAGGTATCTTCTGACAGAACATACCGCCAGAATGCTGATTGAATTAGCTCTCCACCATCAAACCTATTGCAGTAAACGTATATGGTGTTTTTGCTGTTTTCGTCTACCGCAAGTATGTAGTTCTGAGCTACAGCTGTCGTTACATCTTGATAGCTTTTTGGTAGATAGCCGCGAACAGTATTAGACAACTCAATAGCTGTGTTAAACTCTCGACTATCTTGGTTAAGGTAGATATACAATCTTTCCTTATCCAAGAAGTAGATCTGACTACCAAGGGTAAGTGGATCTACTAGGTCTGCTGTAGAGTAGAACGTGGTGCTGCTGATTTCAGCTGTCAGTGGGGAGATAAGGTTACTGTCTCCCTTTAGCTCAAACTGTACACCACCCTTTGTATTGATGAATAGGTACTGGTTAAACGGAACCATAGCTGTTATCTCGGCATAGCTGTTGCTTGCTGCACGAACGTCTATTGGATCCGATACGGTTATGTTGCTTGGGTCCTTGATCCAGAGATCTTCTAGTACTCCCATCTGAGACGAGAATACAATATCGCCAGATGAAAAGAACAACCTGTCTCTGAAGTTACAAATTGCGGTTAGCTGAACATGTCTTGCTTCACCCTCTGGTGTCAAGAATGGAGAAGGTCCGGGATTACTGAGTCTGTCTCCAACTGTTCTTGGAGTCCAGCTAATTGGCTCAAACTTGAATACGTTATTCAAGAAGTTAAGCTTGTGTGGCATTCTCTTCTTGTCAATGACAGAACAGTAATCCGGTGTTCTTACCTTTTGTGTGTATGGCTTTCCCTTACCGGTAATGCCAGATTGAACCTGATCTTCTGGAAACGAAACTATTCTATAGTATCCAGCATCCAAAGATAGGTAAGGAGCATCACAATAGTACACCTTACCCCTACCGTCTGGTATGGGACTGGGTGTTGCTGTTGGATTATAGTAGGCTGTATCTGGGTCGTATAGCAACCTCAGCATGTCTCTAGCTGATGTGTCCAATGTGATTGAACCACTAGCCACTCGCTCGTTCAAGTCCAGCCAATCGTTATTGCCGGGTGGAAAGCGTAGTTCACCAAAGTTTTTTACCGACTGACCAAGCCAAGGTTTTTCAAAATCACCATAGACATAGTCCTCTACGGGAACAAACTGTGATGGAAACTCAGAATCCCACTCTTCACCATCTCTTAGATTGTGTGTGTTTGGGTAGAGACGACCATCTGTGGTTTTCATAACACGGGAAGCCGAGTAATAGGTTACCTTGTTTCCAATCAAATCTGTCTCTAGTGTTTCTCTTCCATCTAGCCCAACGGTTTTACCGTTTGTTCCAGATGAGAATCCAGCGTATACTTTGGTGTTAAGGTAGATTATGTTTGTCCCTAGTTGTAGGGCCTTTAGTACTTCTTTTGATTTACCCTGACCATGCGTTATATAGGCTCTTGTGTCCTTGTTTACAATGCCGGTGTTTAAAACCGAATCGTACTTTTCCTTTGGTGTACCCGTTGAAACCGCGAGGGACAATTCATATATGGGATACCTAAGATCGTTAGTTGAGATGGAAACGATTCCATCCCAAGAAAGAATCGGATCAGTAGGATCCCACTGGGATTCTGGTGTTTGGTTTGTCCAACCAGTTTCTGTAATACGCATTACATAGAACAGGGTTTTTGCAGCTTGTGTTGCACTTCTGTCTACGATAATTAGGTATCTGTTTTCTCTATCTAACTGGAACCAAGTAAAGTGAGGATCAACAGTTGCTGGTAAAAACGATAGGTTATAGGTACCAACACCGCTTAGTACAGAAAAGCCCGGTCTTTTCTCAACCGATCTTTCCAAGGATACCAGACAGTTGTCTAGGTTCTCTGCTTGAAATGGTGTTCTCTTACTAGCTGGCTGTCTACTTACCCCACCACTGAGGGTTAGAATAGGAATGATTTGCTTTTCAGCCATCAGAATCCTTTCCAGAATCTATTTGATCCATAGTAATAGGGCAGTCTATTGACTGCGTTTTTGTCGTTTAAAATGTTTCGTCCCTTATCAGAGACATCGTTTGCTCTTGCTTTGATACGAGAAATCTGTTCATCTTGAGCTAGCAACATGTCGATTGTTCTATCGCCTTGCACAAGCATCTGATACCTACGCATGGCTCCGTTGAGAACAGCTCTCTGCGTTGTTGTATCAAGTTGTTCCCAGCTTAGCAAAGCAATAATCGACACATAGTAATCTTCCTGAGTCCAGATGTCCTTGTCCTCTGTCATGTTGTATAACCGAGGTGGTTCATCCTGAGAGACTCGGGCTACGATCAGCTGCCGCTCATCCGTATAGTGACTGGAGACAAGAGATGCTTCAAGAATGCCTAGGTAGTCTGTATTGGGATACCCCAATAGAATCTTACCATTGGCATCTGGCTGTAGCTTCTTGATGAATTTGTTTTCTGCGATTCCTCTGGTCTGATGTTCCATTGACATCTGATCCAACAGGAACTCCGCAATACCTGTATCAATGCCTGATGCTTCTTGAAGGTCAGCTACCAAGCTTTCCCCCGCAGACAGCATCATCATGTTAACTGCATCTAGTTTTGATAAATATCCCATAGATGATTTCCTTTCTGTTTGGGGATAATGAAAAACCCACTCCCCCACTTAAGGGGGAATGGGCAAGTACAATCATATGTTATAGCATATGAAGGAGATTTTGATCACCATACCTGCTAAGTGTCTAACTAAACAGAATAGTTCCCAACCTAAATCAATTAGGCATATGGGAATGCGGCAGCAGCGGTGTTGAGAACTTCACGGCTGAAGTTTGAACCGAAGTTGCAACGAAGACCGTGTCGTGCCTTGGCGGCGGGTACGCCACCAGAACCAGCTCCCTGTAGGTAGCTTGCAACGGTAGCGGAGCGATCTAGTGTTGCTCCAACGAAGAAGTTTGCGTTAGCTGGAGACGCGGGTGAGGCACCAGCAAAGTTTGCTTCCGTGGTTTCTGTGGTAACCCAGTTGCTGGAGGTTGGTTTGACCAATACGGCAGCGCACTCTGGACGAAGAACGCCAGTACCAGCCATCATGCTTGCAACGGTGAAGGTTGTGTTGCGACGAATGTCATCAACGGTATCAACCTTTAGACCCTGAAGCTTGAGAGCAGCGACTGCGCCTCTCTGGAAGATAAGACCGCAGATACCAGCATCACCGAAGGTGAGGTTGTAACGAGCCTCGCCAATACCAGTTGTGTTTACAAATGGAAGGTGGTTGCTCTTGATAATGCGAACACCCATGTACTCAAGTGAGTCTGTTAGGTTGTTCATACCCTGAGTCAACGCAGCGCCAAGACCACCAGCAGCAGCAACGCCACCAAACATGGGCTGCATGTTTGAAGCAACGGTTACTCCGTCAGATCTTGCAACACCAAGAGCACGAATGTCTTGGAATGACCGTGGATCTACTGCAAGGTATACACCATCGGTTGGTGCGTTGATTTCCTGTAGGTAGACAACGAAATCTTCGCAAGCCTTGAGTGCCTCAAGAGCTGCGGCTGCTCTCTGTGCTTGGGTAGAAGCCGATCTACCAAGATCGAAGTAGAAACCACTTAGGTAGACTGGACCGCAGCTAAGTGCTCTTGGATCGGCGGTACCAACAACGGGTGGAGTACCGTCGCCATCCCAAGCGGTATTAAAGTTGAGATCTTCTGCAGCAGCGCGAGCAACATAAGCAGCGATCTGCTTATCGCGGGCATTGCCAAGGGTCATGCCAGCCTGACGGGCAAGCTCCGAACGGAACTCCCATTGGGTCTGCATGAGGTCAACATTGTCAATCTCAAAGTGAGCAGCGATTGGACGCTTGTCAAGCTTGATTGCAATGGTTGCTGATGCGCTGTCGGTAGTTGAACCAACAAGCTCAACACCAGCATTCCAAGCAGCATTCAACGCAACGGTACCCGTGATTGGGAACTCCATTGCAACGCCACTTGAGATGGTCTTTGAGTCAACGAGAGACTCAAACATGTTGTACTCGTCGTAAGCATGGATGGTTTCACCACTCCAAATGCTTAGCCAAAGCTTGTTTGCACCCGCGATTGGGCCAGAAAGGCCAGCAGTTACATCTGTTCTATATGGGAGATTGTCTGCCAAAATATTATCGGGCATTTTTTATTCCTTATCGTAATGAATTGAAGTTTGTTCGTGACATCCGTAGTTCTACGGCCTGTCTGAATTTTGGATCGGACTTGAATCGTGGATCCGATCTCTCTGTGTAGAACTCAGCCTTGCTTGAGTACGGTAGGTTGTTGATGGCTGCATTAGTAGCAGAAACCCCAACCTTTGTACCAGCTCTAGCTGGTTCGTTTGCTGTTACCTTGCCAGATTGAGCAGTATCGTACTTGCTCTTAAGACCCAGTAAGGTAACTTCCCATGAAGGTGTTGCAAGCGATGCGTTGATCGTAGCCTGTTCCTGCTTGGACAAGTTCTTACTAGCCCAGTCAAAGACCTTGGCTAGCGTATCCTTGCCACCAACTCGGTTGGCTGCTTCTCCGTATGCTTGCTGTAGGCGGGCCTTCTGTCCCTGCATAAAATCATCAATCACAAAGTCTGGGACATTAAGCTTGGCCTTGATTGCGTCACGGGATTCTGGTGTCAGATCTCCGTTAACGGTAAACTCGGTCGCGTACC